TACAACCTTAGGCTATTTTCAACTAGGGTTGTAAAATCAGAGGCGGGATCGGTTTTTAACCGATCCTCTACCTCGTTTAGTAGCCATTGCGGCAAGCGTACTGATTTAACTGTTTTCATTACGATAACTTGTAACTTCCAGTTGCCCAATTAAAATAGCTACTATAAATTCTGAACTCTCCCCCATTGCGCTTAACGATTTCCATTACCCTGTCGGCTATCCATTCATTTTTACTCGAGCCAACCTGACTTCCATCAGGATTAAAAACCGTTGCATTTCCGAGAATAGTTTTCTCTTCCATTTCGTACTCGCCTTGTACGCTTACAAAAATTGTTGCGTGAGCTGCAATTTCGTAAATCATTTGCCTTGCCTCGTTGTAGTCTAATGTTTTCATTGTTATAGTTTTTAAAGTTTTTAAAATTCCACTGTGGTCTGATTGAATTATTTATGTATTACAAATATACTATATTTGTAATACATAAAGCAAGCGTTTTTATAATTATTTTAAGGTGTGAAGTGTTAAAAAGTGTTAAAATTATCCCATATAAGTTCCCGAGTGCCCCATCCTATCACTCTCAGGAAGGGTTTTGTTAAACTCACCCCAAAGTAGGTACATAAAGGCAGTGGCTATTTGGGTAGAATAGAAGGGTTGATCTTTGTAATCCAATTCCTTCTCGCTGCTCTTATCGAGTTCAATTTTACCCGTGGTGCGTTTAATAGGGGAGTGGTTAATTGACGAAACGAGGGCTTCGCATTCGTACTTATCAATTAATATATCGTCCCAAGTACCATCGTTTTTACCAAAGATTTTGTTTAGCAAGCGGTAGTGCTGCGAGTAATATATAACCGGAGCGTTAAGGCTCATTAGGGTAACATTCCAACCGAGCTTAGCGAGGGCTGTTTTAAGCAGCACGGCATCGGTATCGCTCATGTCACCAGTGAGCGGATAGAAATCTCTGTACTTTGGATCACGCTGATTTGCTGCCCTGTCGTAGTGCAAAAACAGCTGCTTGCGCTGGTGAGGCTTAAAAAAGGTGTCGATTTTTTCAGCAAGTTCCTGATGCTGATCTGGGTGTATCACCCACATATCCTTTATAACTCTGAACTTACGGGTGCGTCTATTTCTTTGGGCAAAAACTATGCTGCTGAATGGCCCTGGGTCGTACCCGGCATAAAGGGGTTGGCGTGGGTCGCAATACTTAAGGTTTTGGCTATTTTCCTCGGTTTGAGCATCTGCGGGAAGCCTATCGATATACTTATACTCATAGCCATCGTCAAAAAGGTGCTGCTTGCCAAATTTGCCAAAAAACATATCCTTTACCTTGTGCTTGCGCACGGAAAAAATTGAGGTGTTGAGCTTATCCTCGTCCTTAATGGATTTTATTTGGTTCTCGATATAATCAATACCCAATATTTTGATATTGGAGAAACTTGAAGCCCTAACGTAGTAGGTTTGGCCACGCCTTAGTTCATTTACCCTTGCGCTCCAACGGGCAATAAAGGCTTCGAGTTTTTTAATGGCATCGGGATCGAAATCGGTTTTTGCCTTTACCAAGTCGATCTCGCGCAGGTCAATTTCGTATGCCATTTCCTGAATGCACTGAATTAGCTCAGGCTTCATATTGCTCTCATACTTTATCCACCAATCCTCATCGGTTTCGAAGTTTGGAGTTGATGATATGCCGGTTATGCCCATAAAGTAGGGCGAGTGTCCGAATTTAGATCTATCGGCACGAAGGGCGGGGATAATGCGCTCTGTAAATCTATCCTCAGAAATCTTGATTAGCTCATCGGCAAAAAGATGAGCTGCGTTTTTTCCGAGCATCGACTCAGGCCGATCGGCACTCACAAACTGAATAACGCACCCGGATACGAAACTAATTGTGTGCTTCCAGTTCTCAATATAAGTGACGCAAGGAGCAAAATGCTTGGGAGGTTCTTTACCTATCTCGAAATATATGCCCCGTTCGTAGTGCTCATAGAAATACTCCATTAGCCCTGGGAGAATATTGTCGAGAATGCTCTTGTATGTGGCAGCGGCCAGAACCAGTACTGCTCCGGGCATATCGTTTTGCACCCGGTCTATTCGTGGCCCAAGTATATGGGTTGTTTTTCCCGATCCACGTCCAAGTTCAGCCCACAGGAATGTGGGGTCGGCTAATTTTACAAGTATTTGCACCACCGTTAGGTAGGCTTTCTTAAAAACCTCGTCGGAGTATTTATACACTTTCATAGTCCACGTCGCTTAGTCCAAGTTCGGTTTCAACCTCACGTTTCAGCCTGTCCTTATCGGTTTGGCTAATATCGCGGCTATCTATAATCTTAAGGGCTTTGCGGTAAGCATCGAGCAAGCCTTTTTTCTTAATCCCCATACGCTCCAGTTCCATCTCTGCAGATACAATTTGAGGTTTAAACTTGATGCGGTCGGGATTTATAACATTTGCCGAAGCCTCGATGCGGTATGCACGGGCTTTCTCCATGCAAATGCGAGCCTCGCGAAGATCGTGCGCCACAAGGTTTACCTCCATTAGTTTCATCATTTGGTCGGCAAAGTATAGGTTCCAAGCCTCGGAAGTAACGGTGCAATCGGAGTTGAAGTAGTTTATTGCATCGTAAATGCGCTTTTTGCAAGTGGCAATGGATAGTTCGGGGTAGTGCTTTTGGAGTTTACGAGCGCACTCGGTAATTGACTGGTACCTACGGTGTAAGTTGGCAGCTTCATTCACCTGCAGAATGTAATCGGCAAGGGCGGGCGGAATACCCATAACCTTTGCGTCACGAACCTCAAGGAATCGCTCTACAACATCGATAGGTAGTTTTTGTAGATGCTCTATCATAGTCCAAAATGGCTAAAAATTAAATCGTCAACCTTATTGCGTTGCATCCTATCCTTAAGCAACTCGTTCGACTTCAAATCCTTCTGTTTTGTCGATTCATCGAACAGCACCTTATCCAAATTGTACTCCCCTGTGGTTTTGCCTTTGCGATAAGCTTTGTAAACCTCGCTTTTAGGGTCGGTAAAATCGGATCTAAACTGCTCCTCATTATCAGGCTCGCACAGATCGATAATTTTATCGACCGAATAGCCGAGAATGCCAAAAGAGCGCACTTTTTCGAGGAATGATTGAGTGTACATTATTTATATAGGCTAATTTGATCGGGTGTGAGTTCAATTCCGTTTTTCTTAATAGAGACAGGCTTATTGTACTGCTCCATAAAGCGTAAATATCTGCGGATGCTTAAATCGACATATTTAGGGTCGAGTTCTAAGGCATAACAGATGCGTCCGGTTTGTTCTGATGCAATTAGTGTAGTTCCTGATCCAAGAAAAGAGTCCAGGACTATAGCATTAAACTCACTGCAGTCGAGAATAGCATCGCCAACCAATTTCACAGGCTTAACCGTTGGGTGTTCCTCAAGGGCTTCCCTTTCTTTATTGCCAACGGAGTTCATTCCTTCGTACTCCCATACGTTGGTTCTGTAACGGCCAGTTTGCCCAAGCATAAAATTGTTGATATGCTTACCCTTACCGTTCTTAAAGGCAAGTATGAATTCGTGCTTTGAGCGATAGAATGAGCCCATACCACCGTTATTTTTAACCCAAACAATAATGTTCTTTAGCTCAGTGTAGATCTTCCCGGCGTTCGTTATCTCGTTTAGGTGTTTCCAGTCCATACACACAAAGTGAATTGAGCCATCGGAACTAACCTTAATTAGGTTAAGGAATACATCCTCAAGGAAGCGGGTAAAGCGGGTTTTATTCATCTCGCCCGATGCCATCTTAAACTCATCGTGCTGGGTCTTACCCAATCCCACTATATCCTTTACCTTCACATTGTAGGGGGGATCGGTGAATATCATTTGGGCTAACTTACCATCCATTAGCCTTTTAACGGCTATGATATCGGTGCAATCGTCGCACATAAGCCTGTGTTGATTGATCTCATACACATCTCCCAACTGGCTAATAGGCTCACGCTCCTCATCGGGAAGTTCGTCAAAGCCATCGTCAACTAGTTCTTGCTGTACCTCCTTAGCCTTATCTAGTAAGTCTGAATGCTTGAGGTCTGCATCTAATGTAGGTAGGTCAACTATCCCCTCATACATACCAGTGAAGTGCGCTTCGAGTTTGGGGAGATCCCACTCACCAGCGTGTGTGTTGGCCATAAGATTGTACTCCTTAACCTCTGCCTCGGTAAGCATACGGTTAGGCACACGTACATCAATTAGTTCATCACCTCGGCCTAGTTCGTGCAAGGCTTCCCATCGGCGTTCGCCTGCAATTATCTTGTTATCGAGATTAATTACAGGAGTTTCAACTACATTGAACTTATTAAGGCTTGCGCTAAGTTTCTCTTGCTTAGCCTCGTTACGTTTCCTTGGGTTGTACTCTAAAGGAATAAGATCGCAAACTTTACGTTGCTCGGTATGCCAAATCAATTGTATCATTTGTAGTATTGTTTGGTGCGAAGTAACAACCCAGCGTGAGTAGTAGAAAGGACGAACGGATTTGTAATACAAATCAACCAACGATTTTTAGAGAGGTTAAAATGTTATGATAAAAACCTATGGTAATTATCAAACCCTCAGTCATAAAACCCCTTTTTCGCATCGTTGCATTACATTCAATTCTCTC